GGGGGGGGGGGTCGGGCCCCCCCCCCCCCCCCCCCCCCCCGGGGGGGGGGGGGGGGCGAAGGCGGCGCACCGTCAAAACTGCGGCAGGGGGTGGCAGCCTTGGGCGAATGGGCAGGAGAAGATTGGGCGAAACGAGAAATCGCTTCAGGTTTTGCATTGCTTGCCGCGCTCAATCTACCCAACCGACCGGCAGCGCAGGATATGCCGGTAGTTGCGGAAATTTGGTATCGGAAACTGATGGAGAAAAAAGAAATCGTCTCGCCGGAGTATGACCCGATACGGATTCAGACGGGGTTTAAGGTATTGCAAGCGGCGGAAACATGGCCGCACCCCGCCGAACTGCTCCGCAACCTGCCGCCACGGTTGATACCAAGGGCGATGCTGGCGAAACCCGCGCCGGATAAAGAAAAAGGCCGTCAGAAAATGGCGGAAGTGAAAGATGTTTTAAACAAGAAAGGAAAGTGAAATGAAAGTGTATGTTTTTAAAATTAGTAATGAAAACGGTAAGTTAAAGATAGAACTCCCCGAAATCCCAATGGGTAAGCAAATTGACGAAGTTGATTTGATTGCTGGGCTAACCACGGAATTTATTGCAAGTATGTTACGTGATGCCCAAAAAGATCGTCGCAAATTCGTAATCGACGCATCAAATCAATTGGCTGCAATCCAGACATATCGAAAAATCTTCAATTAAGGAAGGAAGAGAAAATGGCTAAAGTCATTATTACTATTAAAGATAGTACCAAAAGCTTATTTGATTTTGAAATCAAAGGATTGGGAGATGATAGTGAAAAAACTCCTGCAATCTTTGCCGGACATGCTGCAGCAGGCTATCTGAGAAAAAGGCAAACAGCACTCCACGAGAATTTTTTAAGTCAAATTTTACGAGACTTATCAGATCAAGATTAAAGGAAAACATCATGATTGAACCGCATGAGTACCGTCTATTGGACGAATATTTAGAGCAAGACTGGGATGCCTTTATCAGTTTTGCTGAAACTAAAGGATTTGAAGCAAGCGAAGTATATCAACTACTCAACAAACTGGAGGAAAAAGCAAATGGCTAAAACCCGAATCAAACAACCCGCTATCGAAGCGGCACAAGACAAAGCGGAAGTTACTGCGTTTATCCGCAAAATCGGCGATTTGCAACGCGAAGTCAAACGCCTGGAAACCGAAGCCGGAGACAAAAAAGCGGTCATCGAAGAAGAATATGCCGCCAAAGCCGCGCCGATGTGTGCCGAAATCATGGGCCTGACCGAACGTGTGGCCGCATACTGCGAGGCACATAAGGACGAGCTGACGGAAAACGGTAAAACCAAAACCGTGGACTTTACTACAGGCCTGATTAAATGGCGCATCCGTCCGCCATCCGTCAAGGTAACGGGCGTGGCCGCCGTCTTGGCGTGGCTCTCGGAGAAATCCGCCTTTTCCGAGTTTGTCCGCACAAAAAAGGAAATCGACAAAGATGCCATCCTGAATCAAAAAGAGCGTTTTTCAGACGGTCAAGTGCCGGGAATTAAGATTGTGTCGGGGCTTGAGGATTTTGTGATTGAGCCTACTGAGCAGGAGTTGGCGTGATGGCGAAAATTGTGATTGAAATTGAAGATTTGCCTAATGGTAAAGTTAGCTATGTACCTCATGGAGATCTCCTTATCCGAGATGGCGGCACTCCTGCTCAATTAACTTGGATTGCTGTGCAAGATGTTATTGATATGCTTGAAAAGATTGGGGCTATGCAAGGTATGTCAAAGGATAAATCATGAAGCAATGGGTCATCGAAATCATCCACAATGTCGATATTTTGTGTAACGTGGCTTTTTGGATATCGGCTATGGCGCTATTTGCTTTGTCACTTAATGGCGATGAATCTGCTAAAGAGATTGCTGGATTTTGGTTGAAAGTCTTTCTGGTCTCGTTATTTGGTGTCGTGGTTATACCGTCGAAAGAGGTATTAGAAGCAATGCTTTAAAAGGCATTGAAGGGCTAGAAAAGGGGAGATTAAAAATTTTTCGGAGCGGGCCTTTTTTATGTCTGTCAGTTTCGCAAAAAAAACATCGAATTAATACTATATATTGTATTTTATTTGTATAATATGCGCTAATTTATACTATATGTTGTATTGGAGAGATAATGCGCCGGGCGTTGATTGCGAAAATTAAAATTGCTCAAAAGGAGCTGGGCTTGGACGACGGTACCTATCGCGCGGTGTTGGAGCGCGTGACGGGCAAGCGGTCGTGTACGGAGTGCAGTATCCCTGAGCTGGAGCGCGTGGTCGAGGATTTGCGCCAGCATGGGTTTACGCCGAAAAAAACGGCAGGCCGTCGTCCGAACCGCCGAAGCTCTGCCGATCCGATGATGCGGAAAATCGAAGCCCTGCTGCTGGATAACGGCTGGAGCTGGAATTATGCGCACGGTACGGCGAAAAAAATGTTTAAGGTTGACCGCGTGGAATGGTTATCCGACGGCAATATGCACAAACTGGTGGCGGCGTTGCAGATTGCGGCGAACCGGAAGAAGAAGGAGGAATAGGAATGAGTGTAAGTTGGGAGATGACAGAGCAGGACTTTGAGGATGTGAAACATCTTCTGCCGCAGAGCGTGGTGGCGATGATTACAGTCATCGGGCTTGAAGCGGCGTTTCACATGGTCAAGGTTTGGGGCGGGACGAATTACCCGATTTCCAACCGCCGGCGCAATACGCGCCAGAGCCGAATCTTACACGCACAACTGGTCGAGGACATTGGTGAGGAGGCTGCGGGACGATTGGAGCGAGCTTATGCCGGGCAACCTTTCTTGGCCATTCCGCGCTGCTGGGACGCGATGCGCGAGCTGCGCAACCGATTTATACGCCGGCAGTATGATGCGATGAGCGCGGAGGGTTTGAGCGATTTGGTTATTGTGCGCGAGCTGGTGCTGGCTCATCGGCTGTCTACGCGCAATATACGATACATTTTGAAAGAGGCCGACCGCGAGGCGGCGGCAAGAGCGCAGACGGATTTATTTGTAGCTTGATTGTGTTGTGTGTTTCTTGTGAGTGGACCTTTGCCCTGCTTTTTGCAGGGCTTTTTTTTGTCTGCGGAACAGTAAGTGCATTTGTGCCGACCGTCTTATGCCGTCTGAAAAGGTTAAATAAGGTTTTGAAAATAAATTGTGATTTGATTTTCGGAGATGTTTATGGGCAAAACTGTAACTTTAACCGCCGGACACAGCAACACCGACCCGGGCGCGGTCAACGGAAGCGACCGTGAGGCGGACTTGGCGCAGGATATGCGCAACATCGTGGCGTCTATATTGCGCGATGACTACGGCTTGACCGTTAAAACCGACGGCACGGGCAAAGGCAATATGCCGCTGCGCGAAGCTGTAAAGCTGATTCGCGGCTCGGATGTGGCGATTGAGTTCCATACCAACGCGGCGGCCAGTAAAGCAGCTACGGGCATTGAGGCGTTGAGTACCGTCAAAAACAAACGCTGGTGTCAGGTGTTGAGCAAGGCTGTTGCCAAGAAACCCGGCTGGAAACTGCGCGGCGAAGACGGCTTTAAACCCGACAACGCGGGCCAGCATTCGCGCCTGGCTTATGCGCAAGCCGGCGGCATTGTGTTTGAGCCGTTTTTTATCAGTAACGACACTGATTTGGCCTTGTTTAAGACTACTAAATGGGGCATCTGCCGCGCGATTGCGGACGCGATTGCGATGGAATTGGGAGCGGCGAAGGTATGAAAAAGTCTTTGATTGCTTTGGCTCTGTCTGTCTTGAAACCGCAGCTGCCTGAATTTGAGATTAAGCCTGCCAGTATTGGCTATTTGAAACAACATCCGTCTATGCGCTTGGGTAAGTCGGGTGTGGCGGCTGCGAAACGTGCGGCGCGTAAACGCAAGAATCGTCGTTAATCATGGGACAGGTTGAGTTTTACGAAAAGATGATTGAGCTGTGGTCGGCCAAAAGCCGCGAGGCAAGCGAACAGGCAAACTTGGCTGCGTTCGAATTTGCGGAGGGCGAACTGGCCAATTATCAGGAAATGCTGAAACGGTACCTGCAAACCAAAAGTGTGGAATAGCAATGCGTATTTTGGATATTTTTAAAAACCCGGCAACAGGCAATGTGTCGCACTCGAAACTGTGGGCAAACGTTGCCTGCGCGGCGGGGACGTTTAAATTTGTAATGTTGCCCGACCCTTCGGCGGAGATTTGGGCGGTGTATTTGGGCATTGTGGGCGGCTATGCGGTGGCACGCTCGTTGGTCAGTGTGAAGCGACAGGAGGCCGAGCATGAATCTCGTGAAACTGCTGGCGAATAACTGGCAGCCGATTGCCATCCTCGCGCTTGGCGGCGCGGGTTTGGCGGTGTCGCACCATCAAGGCTATAAGTCGGCGTTCGCGAAGCAGCAGGCCGTTATCGACAAGATGGAGCGCGACAAGGCGCAATCCCTGCTGTTGTCGGCTCAAAACTATGCGCGCGAATTGGAACAGTCGCGTGCGGAAGCTAAAAAATATGAAGTCAAGGCGCACGCCGTCGGCATGGCTTTGGCGAAAAAACAGGCGGAAGTCAGCCGTCTGAAAACGGAAAATAAAAAGGAAA